GTTGTAAAAGGAGTGAAAAGCTCCCAATTAGCGCCTATCGCTGCCTGTTGGTAAGGGTTAGCCCCAGCATAGTCTCTTAAACCAAAAACAGAAGTAGCGCTGATACGGTCAATAGCTGCTTGGAAATTCATTTTCCTTGCAGGCGAACCTGTTAATTTCTGCAACTCAGACTCGTAATCGTTCATTAAATTAACATTTGCTGTTTGAAGTTTAACGAAATCCTCAAGATCCCGCGTAGCCGCAGCCCGTTGCGACTCAGGAAGATCCTTAACTAATTCAGGGTAATCAACGTCCATATCGGGATCATCTTTTATAGCGGCTGCTATTTGCGGAGTCGAAATGTCATAGAAACGCATAATATTCGCGTTCGCAGCCTGAATCTTTCGATCATTCGTCACCCAAGTAACAGCATTCTGAGCGACACCCTCATCAAACCCTTCAGCAGTTAAAGCCTCAAAAGACCCAGGTTTAATATTCGCAGTAGGAAGCTTGTCTAAAGCATCACCCAACAACGTGTTCCGCTGTGCGGAACTCATAGCAGCCAATGCACCAATTTGAGATTCAGTTGCATTAGGACCATAAATTTTTTGGGCAACCGCACGGGCTTCACCCATGTCACTAGTGTCACCCGACAAAGCAGCAAGAGTCGCAGCATCCTGCTTCTCTTGCAAACGAGCTTCCTCTGCAAGACTCAAATCCATCTGTTCACGAGCCATGCCCTGTGCGAACTCTGCGTCTTCTCTCGCAAAGGCTGCGGTTTCTTGCTTCAAACCAAACTCGGATTGCCAACGACGCTTCGACTCAAGAGCCGCTTGCGCAGCATCAGCACGCTGTTGCGTTATTTCTGCCTGTCTGCGCGCATAATCTTCATCACGTCTTTGTTCCTCAATCGTGTACTGAAGCTTCGCCATACCATTATTAATAAGAGCTTGAGCCAAAGCCATATCACGATTGTTATTGAACTGCTCAATGCGCAATGCCTCGTTAAAAATCATTTCTTTTTCTTGCACATTCAAACTATTTAACGTTTGCTCCAAAGCCATTTGTGCTTGACCTTCAAGAGCAAACTTTTCTGCACCCAAAGCATTCTTAGCGTCAGCCATCATAAGCGCAGGCGCAGCCATACGCTGCGCCGCAGCAATATTAGCTACAGCCTGAATCCGACCCATAGAACCTTTAGCGCCGACAGCTACTGAGTTGACAAGCGAATTGGTAAGCGTAACAACCTCAGCGAACTCTGTAGTCAACTGATTCGGTCCTGCTAAAGCAGTTCCACTTGCCACATTTGCTGCTTGATCTGCAACCATTTGGTCAACACGAGTAGCGGCATCGGCCACCAAAGTGTCGATAGCCGCAGTACGCATACTCTCAGTTTGTTTAACAGTTTCAGTAGCAGCTTTCGCTATCGCTTCGATCTGACGTTCCTGCAAATTGTAACCAGCAGCAATTTGTCGAACAGTCTCAGCGTTAAGACTTCTCGCACCCTTGCGAGCTTCATCTATGAGAGAAGTGATTTTGGCAGTTAAGTCTGCTGTTTGTAGTCCGCCAAGTTGTTCTCGAATAAGTGCTTCTTGGTCACCAAAATCATACGTATCAAGATCAATTTCTTGGTCGGGTTCTCCCTCTTTGACTATTGTACATACGCCATCAACCATCGTGCCACCCGCTGCGGCACACAATTCTTCAGGAGTTTTCTCAGGATCCTTAGGATCGCCTCCTCCTTCAGCGTTAGCTATACCCCAAAATGCTTCCTCAATAGCACCCAAATTCCCCGCAGCAGCCTGACTCATCGCTTCATCAAAAGCGCGAGAATCAAGATCCCCCATTGTTGGGCCACCCTGACCTGCTGTCGTTGGGGTTCCACCTTGTTTTGTTACCGACCCAGGAAAATCAATAGCCGCATCTAAACCAGAAATATTGCTTGTTTTATATTTTCCGCTACCAATGCCGAACTGGTTAAGACCAGCTTGTACTAAACGATCAAGATTGCCAGCTTGATTGGCTTCTTGGTTACGTAATATAAGATTTTCCATAGCAGCACGATTTTTCATAGCCGCATTACTACCGTATTGACCAGTCAACCCACCAAGACTATTTAAAGTCGTTTCAGGGTTCAGGTTCATGGCAGGAGGACCAAAACTTGGAGCATCAATCTCTCCAGGCGAGCGAGCCGAACGAGCCGTTGTCCCTCTACTCGTAGGAGTAGCCGAAGAAGCACCAGTCAAACCTTCAAGATTTGACACAGTTGCACGACTAGGGAGAGAAATCTGATTCCTATTAACGGTTTGATACTTACCGTCAACTACACGACCATATGACTGCGTATCAGGGTTATTAATAAACGCGGTTCGAGCAGCATTAAGAAGCTGCTCATCAAAACTATTAGCCATTATCGCATCAATCCCTGAATCGTTTGCGCAGCACTAAACCGTCGCAAAGCCGCAGCAGCCTCATCATCAATCATCCCACCATAAAGCTGTTCTTCAAGCATGAAACGTTGACGATCCAACTGCTGTTGAGCCTCCGCTGTCTGCGCAGCTAAACCATATTGTTCAAGCAACCGTTGACCCGCAAGACGCTCCTGCGCTCGCTTACGCAAACCAGAATCAATCATCCCACGCTGATTAAAACGCCCAGGAATAGAACGAGCCATATCCTGAAACTTTTTAGTCAACTGAAACTTACCTAAAGCAGTTTGACGTTCATTATTGTCACGCGCACGCTGAATATCATCCAACCCATAGCCATAAGAAACGGCACGAGAAGTAGTTTGTCTATCCCTTTCCGCTCCCGCACCATAAGCCATTTAGCTAAACACCTGCCCAGCAACAAGCAACGTCGCACTCTGCACATCCACAGTAGCCAACGCCGTAATATCCGAAATCAACGCTTTCTTCACACCGTTAGAATCATCAGTATCTGAAATAACCACATAATCAGCCGCCGTAGCAGTAGCCGTAGTTGCTGTAAACGGGGCCAATGTCAGCGCTAAATCTCCTGTCGTACCACCGCCCTGCAAAGGAGCGGTGGTCGTAACAGCAGAAATATCTCCAACAGAAGTTTGAGTTATTCGTTGCTCAATACGTTTAATAGTCATTAGTTATCCAAACCAAAGAATGAAATCTGAACATCGGAATCACTGGCAACACGAATCATTTTGACCTGAGTCAAATCTCTCGTATACAGATCCATAACCGAATACGGATTCAAGTAATGACCTACCGAAGCAGTAGGGTCACCACCACCCGTACCAGTCCAGCGCACACGAATAGCTTCAGCACCATTCGTAATCATCGCACCAACAGCACCATCAGGGACAGTTAAAGCAACAGCAGAACTAGAAACAGTTAATTGCTGGTCGCCCTTGAACACACCGTAAGACGTTGCATTAGCTAATATTGAACTCATTTTAACTCCAAAGTCCTAGTCGGACTGCTTCAAGATCGTTCTGTAACACTGTAATCGCACCCGCATTTACTGCAATCGCTGCCGCATTCGTAGCTGCACTAGCAGAAGTAGCGCTGACAGACGCCTCGGCAGATGTGGCAATCGCCATAGCTCCCGAAGCAACTGCACGAATATCGCTATCCGTATCGCTAATAGCTTCAATTTTTTGAGACAGTTTCCTTAATTCGTATTCTAAAGAAACACCGTTTTGTCCCAGAAACTTGTGCGTAGGGCGATACGTAACAGTCATAACTGCTGCGACAATTCGCCTGTTGGATCTTCCTCTATGGAAAGAAAACCATTTTCTGCACGCCAATCATTTATGTGAACCCAACCACCCTCAGGACGAGGATGCCAAATGTGGTATTCATCAGGACATGGCTCAGGAGGCACCCAACCCTCTTCGAGACTCCATGTCCAGCTATCACAATTTTCGTAAGGAGGCGGAGGGGTTATTGGGTCATGTTCAACTATTTTGAAAGTCCGCCAATGTTTCCCGTCCGCATCAACCTCAAACCCATCTTCCTGATAGGTCTGGTTTTCTGGCAACTCAGGTAACACCTCATCAAAATATTCAGTCCACCCTTCAGGTGGGTCTGTTGTCTTATCCCAATCGGGATAATACAAAACAATATCCCCAACACATAAAGGATAATTTCCATCTGGATCTTTAAAAAATCTAGTCATCAGATGTTCTCTTTAACCAAAGTAGGAGTTTGTGCGCTACCTCGCGAAGAGGACATCGACTGTGAAGTGAATGGTAAAGATGCAGCATTAGCGTTTTGAGTAGCGTTCGCTAGCGACGGATTTGAAACAGCGGCGTCTGTCATTGTTCCAGCAAGAACTTCACAAGACCAGTTCCCAGGAAGCGATACAGTACCTAAAGCCGAACCATCATTTTTGTATTTAATGATGTAGTTGTAGCCATCGCCGTCAGCTAAACCAACATGAATATAAATATGTTCGTCACTACAGTCAATCCCTGCACGATACGGAGGACTAGTTCCAGGTGACGAAATAGCGGTATTGCTAAATTTGAATGCCCTACTCCACTCCAGGTTGCCGTCTACATCTACTTTTGCAAGATATAAAGCATCTTGATAAGTGTGACCACCACCGTAATCTCGGGCAATGAAATAATTATTAGACGCACTATCCGTAGCTAGCATGTTGCCGCCATGGCCATCACGGATATCAGCCAGAGTACCAGGTGACGTGACACTGTACTCTTTGAACCAAGTGTCAGTAGTCGTGTTATTGTCAGGCCACATTTTGCCTAACTTGTAACTGTTCTGCTTTTGGCAAAGCGGATAAGTAAAGACTCCAGACCCAGGGTATCCGCTGCTATAGAAACCGTAAGTGTCGAACGTAGTATTGACTTGCATCATTTGGCCGACAGCAGCCAAGTTCCCTGTACCTGTAATGTTCTGATGTTTAGTATAAGTACATCTGCCCTGCCCCATTAGCATACAAATATTTGAATTGCTTACCGTGGAACCAGGACCATAAACAATAGCGCCAGGGGAAGTACTCGAACCATTCCAAAGCCTGACGTTATATTTATCCGTAAGGCCATGATTGTACTTAACAATGCAAGCGCCATATCCCGAAAAGTTGGTCCACTGTCCTATCGGGAAATAAATGTTGTCGCTATCCAATTTTGTTGCATCCCCGTAGGTATACATCTGCCACCCATAGCTATCTCCAACTTTTACGTCTGTGTCTACTTCTCCAGTTGAAGGATTCATTCTCCAGAAGCAAGCTGGATACGAACTATTTGGCGAGTTATATCCCTTGAAATTAAAAATAAGATAGTTCTCTGTACCCGACTGCTGTTGCCCAGTATCTATCCAATGCCCTCCACCATTACTTTGAAATGACCAGTTCGTAGAGGTATCGACGTTGTACTGATAGGCCCATTCTTGGTTCCCATCTGCATCCATCTTCCCTATTCTTGGATAATTAGAACCAAGACCTGCTGTGCCACCTACCCAATAAAGTTTTTCATTTGTTCGGTCAAAATAGCAGCCCCACGAATACCCATAATCACCCATAGCGTCGCCTGGGCTAAGGTCGATAGACATAACCCAGTTGTCTGCGCCACCACCAAACAGACCACCGTTCAACCACGTAGAAACAGAAGTGCCAGGCCACGCCTTAGGCGTGTCCGTACGGCCTTTCCAATTAGCTATATACGTGCTTGGATTAACTCGGTCCTGTCGAATAGACATCTAGTCCTCCGATTAGGCAGTTATACGATTTACGTAACCAAATACAGTTACTTTCGAGGCAACAGCCGCAGCACCAAGCAAGATAAGACCAGTACTTGCTTTACCAGCAAGAATTAAACCTGGAACTACAAGAGCCAAACCGCTTTCGGCTACTACGGTGTACTCAATAAGATCGTCTGGATCGTCAGTTCCACCGAACTTCAACGTGATCTTGCGATCCGTTGTATCCGTGTTAGACGCATACAGCCATATCTCGTCAAGAGTCGAAACTGTAGTTGTAGTTGTGTGAATGGTCGTAAACGTGCCACTGTCAACGGCAAGTTCGATACCTGTGCCATCAGCAGCCCCACCGCTTAAAGCGACCTTGGAGTATGTTGCCATAT